TAGGTGTCTTAGATGATACACGTTTAGATGGTCTACAAGCTGGGTAGCCTTTACGCTTCTCACCTTTCTGTCTGCCGCAGGGCTTACCAGTTTTGGTGTCGACCCACTTCTCGGCGAACCATCTTTTTAAGCTCATCTTCTTTTTGCTTTGCTATAACCGGGGGCAGTCTTTTTCTTACCACCAGCTTTGACTTGACCCTTACATACCTTTACACCGTAGGCGTTAGCGTATGCAGAAGGGTATACTTTAAACTTTCTTTTGGCAGCTGCTTTACCACGTGGACATAATTTACCCATCAGCGTTTTTTACCTCCATGCTTGCAGCCACATTTTGATCCTTTCTTGTGTGCCATTATACAGGATAAGTATTATCTTTTGTGAAAAAATCTATATTCTTCGCCTTCTTTTTATTTATAGGATTACCGGGTGGTAAGAAGAGTTCACTTGGTACTTGATCCAAAGGTTTGTAATCACCTGTCTTCTTTCCTAATTTTTTAATTTTCTTTTTTGCCATTAGCATTTCCATCTACGTAAAGCAAGTGCCTTTCGTGTAGGCTTGCCGTTTGGTTTTTTGAGCGGTCCTTTCATGCCAGACATGCGAGCACAGAAAGACCTTTTACGAGCTCCTCCTCCGGGCTGAGGGGCTTTGAGATTAGAGCCAGTAGCACGATTGTACTTGGCTCTTCCCTTAGCTGTTAGGCCGCCTTTGCGACTCTTCTCACCTCTTCCGAGAGACAGGCTTACTCCCTTTTTTCTTGCCATTTTTTCTTAGTTTTGCGAAGTCTGCTCCTGTGATCTTGTCACGAGGGGGTGCGACTCGTGCAATCTTTTTCTGGCCAGAGCTGTAGCCTCCCTTACCTTTTGGCATTACCAAATACCGGGGATGATTTGCCCTGTCCAAGCGTAGTTGAGTAGAGCTGCGACTATACCTATCATAGCTAGTCTTCCGTTAAGCTCCTCTGCTGGATGCCATTTTTGATTTTCGTGGTTGTGGTGTGTCATTATACTGGGTTGGTGTTGTCTTTTGAAAAGAAGTCTTGTTTCTTCTTATTGTTTTTTGCTAGAGGATAGATCAGACCGGGTATAGGTAACTGTCTAATATACTCTTTCTTCTCTGGCTTGAACTCATCAAGTGGAGAACGTGGGTCAGAGGTAGGTTTTTTCTTTCCTTTTTTCTTAACCATTATTTTTTCTTCTTGAGTTTAGCAAGCATCTTTTTCTTTTCTGCTGCTGTCATCTTTTTCTTTTTGGCTGGCATTTTGCCGCCACCGTAATGTCCGGGCATAATTAGAACTCCAAGTTGTTAGATCTATCTAGTTTTTCGATAACATCTTGCCTGTAGGCAGGGTCGTTATCATACCTTGAGTCACTCATAGCACGGACAAGTTCCGCTTGGCTACGAAAGACATCCCCGTTGTTGGGGGCAGTTTTACCTGTTACCATTCTACCTTCTACTCCGTTTGCGTTATTATACTGAGACTTCAATCCAGCGACAGCTAGCTGTATAGCCTGCACGCTGCCTGTATTGACTACCTCATCAAACGCATTGATCTGATCTTCTGGTAGATTAGTCTTTGCCCAGTTTACTATATTAGCATACTGTTTCTCGCCGCCTGCTGAGTTTTTGATTTGATTAATCTGGGCTGTAGAAATCTCAGCTGGAGGTGCTGCCTGTTGTTGTTGAAACTCAGGATTAGATTGCACCTCCATGTAGGCTTTGATAAGATCTTGGCTTGACAATGAGGAGAACTTAGCTAGTGTTTCATCAGATAACTTATTACCGTTATCAAAGTACTCCTTGCTTGCATCTGTAATCAGTGTAGCACCTTCTGAAAGCTGTGGCTTATCTTCGGGTTGTTCCTCTGTACTGACTTTCTCTGTTTCCTCTTCCTTATCTCCAAGCTTTTTTTGTAGCTCTACGTAGGCTTTCTCTAGTTCTTCTGCATTTTTATATTTACCAGCCAGTAACTGTTCCTGATCTGACTGCATCTGTTCACCAACGGCAAGGTTTTCTTGCTCCTCTGGTGTTAGATTATCAGGCATGGTTTCAGTCTGCACTTCTGGCTGGTATGATAATGTTTCTGACATTTACTCTTGTGGTGGTTGTAAGTTACTTAACACGGCTGATGCTTGATCTGCTAGGTCAGGGTTTCTGCTAGGGTCCATAAGTGGTGTACCAGCAAGCTGACCGGCTTGATCTACAAGTGACTGATTAGTCTTGTCTTGTACTGTCTGCTCCTTAAGCTGCTCTAACTGTTCTGCTGTACGTACAAGATTGAGTACATCAATACCTTGTGCTGCTGCAAGTCGTTTGATAGCTTCGCTTGGATCTATGTATTTGACCAAAGCTTCGGGGCCAAGTGTAGCCGCAACTGTTTGTATAAATCTAGTCAGGGATTCATTGTCCTGTCCTCTACCTAGACTGTTGATACCAGCAACTATCTTTGGTCTTACGACATCTTTAGGTAATCTTGGTATCTGATTAGATCTCTGTAGTATCAACAGAGTTCTATTTAAATATGGTACTAGAAACTCAACTGTAAGTAAACTAAATAGTCCACCTAAAGATTGCTCTAGCTCTAGCTGCGTGAGGCGTACCTCTTCGGCAGTAACTCTCTCTGCGTTCCTGATGTTCATAACCAAGAAAGCTTCGAGTATTCTTCTTTCGATTGCTGCTGCTAAGTTTGCAGCTGTAGCAAAGTCTGCTGTCTTACCGACTTGCACGACTCCTACGTCTTCTGGTCTACCCTGTATGATAGCTCCGTTGCCAGCTTTGGCAAGTGTTCCGGGCTTGGTTGTAGCTGATGGTGAGACAAGAAAGATAACTTTACTTGCTACACTTGCACCCTCTACGAGAGCCTGAGACAATCCATCAAGGCTCCTTAGATCCCCAATGAACTCCTCAACTCTACCACGTCCGTAGTCCTCTCCGTCTACTGTATTAAATCGAAGCACTAACCATGGTGAGGCGTTCTTTGGTGCTGTACTCTGGCTACCATCTAGGATCATGTCGTCCACTTCTTGATGCCATCTCCAGCTACCACTACTCTCATCCATCTTAACACAGGTGTATACCTCAGCGTCGTCTTCTGTAGCACCGTATTCGCCATTTGGCTGTTCGTTAGGAGGGGGTGCTATGCCCAATACCTTACGATTTACTAATTCTTTAGTAATGATCTCTATGACATTACCGTTACCATCTCTTTCTACTACGTATCGTTGTAGAGGATAGTGTTTCAAACCATCCTTACCCATAAATATCAAGGCATTACCAGATACGATGAGATGTTTCAAGGCTTGATGTACAACAACTCGATCACTTGATGCAGCGATGTAGTCCATAATCAATCTCTCAATCTTAGAGAAAGACAGGTCTAACTCACTACGCATCATAGGATCTAATGTCTGGCCTAGCTTATCATCTCTTACCTGTAGTTTGAAGAAGGCTGTCTGTGGTGGTAGTATTGCAAGCATAAGTTTTGCTGCAAGTGTTACCACTGCCTTTGCTCCTACTGACTGGTAGGGTTGGAGTAGAGTTCTTTTACCTTTATAGGATTCGTCTTGAGTGACTAGATAAGGTAAGGTAAGTTCAGAGCACTCTACAGCCATGTCCAAGAACTGAGTTCTACCAGACGTAAGCTGAGAGTACCTTTCCTTAGCCTTATACATTTAGTCCTCCAGTTCCTTCTCCACCGCCACCGGTGTTAATATTAATTTTAAGAGCATCTGTGCCTGTTCTCTTGGCGGCTCCTTTTACGCCATCCTTCTTTGTGGATGTTCCATATTCAACGCCTGCAACTTCATCAGGATCTAACAACTCCTTCTTGCTTGGCATCTTAGATGCTGTCACTAAGTCAGGTTGTCTAGGCTGTATTGGAGCTGGTGTTGATACTGCAGTAGGTGCTCTCCTACCAAAACTAATACACATGTTATTCTTCCAAAATAGATTTTACATATTGTACCACTTCCCATTGTCCGGAGCGATACATAATGGAGGCTAAATCCTCCTTGGGGTGGACAGGATACCAAGCGAACTTGGATTCCAAATCCTCGACTAATTTCTCAAGTTTCTCTGAATGGAAACTAAGCGTATTGAGGGAGGTTGGTGTTTGCATGTTCAAAGAACGCTGGCATACGAGCTGCTTTTGTGTCAGCAAACTGTGGAGCTTTGCCTTCATACATCAACCGATCGCTCGCATCCAGCCAAAATGTTTTGTCTAAGTGTTTGTCGGGTGAAGTTTTTAAGGGTTGTAGTACCCAAGATATAGTTGCCTTCCTAAGCTTATCCAAAGAATTGCTAGGAACAAGACCAAGCTCACGACATACGAGACTATTTGTTGCCACGTGAATTTGTTCATCTCTGGATATATCAGCTGATACTGTTCTGAGAGCAGCGTCACCAAGAAAGCGAAACATAGGCAATAGAACAAAGAATATAGCTCGCTCTGCAACGAGAGCTTTTGTGATAGTATGGTCAGGGTGTTGTATCCAAGCATCTCTTAATCGTATCGCCTCCATTTCAGCAATGGGATCAGCCCCATGGGATTCAACAATGAAGCCCAGAGCGAGA